CGAACTGCCTGCGCCTCCGCGTGACACCCCTGACGCGTCCACCCACTGGTTACCCCTAAAAGGGTGCCCTACATAATCGCCTTTGATCAGCACAGTAGGCTCGTACCGTCGACGACGACGTTTTGTTCTGTTCATCACAGTATCGACATGAACTTGCGACGATGATGGTTGCTGCTTTTCGATCTCGTTCTCGGCGAAGTAAATGGCGGCGATTTGACGCTCCGCCCGAGCGCGCGTCGCGTGGCAAGCCAAAACTTTATTGTTTGATTCCAGAACGACCGCGAAGGGCTTGTTTGGAGGACAGGTTGAGAGGCGAGCGATGCGGTACGGCACGGGCCGAGTTTAGTCGACGATCTCCGTCCAGTATCCGTGAGCGATCAGCACATCGACGTTCTCGACGTCGAGACGGCCACCGTCCTCGGTTTTAATGTAGCCGAAAAATATCTTGTCGCCGAACTCGTTGACACGCGACCCCGTGCAAAATAAACGGTCGCCTTCTCTTGTTGCGATCAAAGTGTCAGCCATACGACTCCATCCTAATAGCCGAGTTCTTCCCGTTGTGCTTCGACGAAATCAATGACGTCGCCGATGGCCTCGACGACTAGAACCGCCCGACATCGACAATTTGGGTGTGCGGGAGGCATCACCACGCCCACCTCTGAAAACTCGGCGAACAGTGGAGCCCGAACCCCGTCCATCGGCTCACAGATCGGGCAAACCTCGGTTTTGGATGAAACGAACTCGGGCGCGGTGCGCCACTCTTTAACGGCTGTCGCTGGATTTATGACGCCCGACGCCGACAGTTGCTGCCAGTGAATGAGCCGTCCCTGATTTTGTGCGGTGGCGACTTCGGTGCGGGCGATGTTCGCGGCACGGCTTTTCAGGAGGCGTTGGGCGTAGTTATCAGCAACCTGCTGGGCCATGATGGACGCTTCCTCTAAATCGACTCCCGCCTCGAGCAGGTCGTCGAGGGTTTTCTCGTAGGAGTTGTCGACCGCTTTCTGCCAGCGGTCGTGCAAGCCGACGTTTCGGGCGATTTCGTTGCGGGCGTCAATCATCGACATTTCGCCGTCGAGAACACGCATCGTGACGCTCGAGACTTTTGTGCGAATTTCGTCAGTGATGTTTGAGATAAGTTGTCCTGCCCGATTCTGCGCCCACTCGAACGCCCGTTCGTCGGTGACGTCGAAGCGGTAACCGATCAGGTTCCGTCGCGCATATTCGGATGCCTGCTCGCGTCCCGCGCGCAAGATTTCCTCTGTCATCGTGTTGATGAGGGGGCGGGCGTCGACGGAGCGAAAACTTTCGTCGAGTGCCTGCACGGCCTGCGAGACGGAACGTCGGATTGCTTCGTCGATTTCGGTTGCGGACATGGAGAGACGAATTCGTCGGATCACGTCCAGAAGGTTGCGGGCGAAGATCACCTCAAGATCGTCGCCGAACGGGCCGTCACGGAATTCTTGTTTACGGACGGGAACGCGTCCCGAGTTTTTACGGGTTTTACAGTTACAGAAGTGGGGCATTGTCTGCGGAACTTTCGGCCTCTAACTCCTTGTCGGGAGACGCTGGCTTCGCGTTCGGCTTCGGTGTCGGAGGCGTCGTTTCGGGGGTGCCTGACCCTTCGAGTGCGGCAGGTTCGGTGCTTGGTTGCGCTGCGAGGTTGTTCGGCATCATGGGGACGCCTTCAGCAGATTCTTCGTCGCGGTCGGGAAGGCCTGCGACGAGACGCAAATATTCGTCGAGACCCTCGTCGATTTGAAGCGCGCCCGAAGCGCCCGCTTTCTGGATGAAGTCCGCGAGAAGCGCCAGATCGACGTGCGTAATTTCTCCGAACGTCAGTTCGGGGAGTCGCGCCGTGTTCATGCCGTTCAGTTTAAGGAGGCGCGGAATGCCGTGTTGGTTGAAGGTTTCAGCAATCGAGTCGGCGATTTGACCTATCGCCGTTGTGAACAGGTCGATTTTGCTCGAGCCGAGCGCGAAGGAGCCGACGTTTTCGTGGCCGAGCAGGATGAAGTCCGCGAGGACCGTCATCGAGATGCGCTGGTCGTATCGGGAAATGATTTGGTCGGTGTTGAACTGTCGGTTTCCGCCCGCGTTGATTAGTTGTAGACGGTACATTTCTCGTCCTTCGGAATCGTAGGCGAGCGGGAACAACACCCCTTCGTTTTCGTTGCGTTTGATTCCGCGCACAAGATTCTCGAGCGCGGTGCGTGCCGCAACTTCAGCAGACGTGGCGGTTGACGAGAGCATCGACGGCGGAACGTAAATGACTGGCATTCCTGCGAGGTCTCGCTCCATGCCGATCGCCTCGATCTCTTCGATCGTTTTCTTGAAGCGCCACGCGCGATACGCGTTGCGGAGAATGCTTCGGCCCTCGGGGTTGTTTCGGGCGCTCGATGCGCGGAACAGCAACGCTTTCTCGATTGGGATCGGCACGAGAGGGCCGACTGACGGGTCGGACTGCTGCAAGCCTTGAATTCCGCCTTTCGGGTCGAGCATCCACTCCCACGTGGTTTCTTGAGCGCGTAACGCGATTTTGCGCCAGCCGATTTTGCCGTCTTTGAACTGAGAGCGTTTTGATGGTTCTTCTTGGTCGGGGCCGTTTCGTCGCTTGTAGACGATTTCGCAGTACGCGTAGCCGTAGGGCAGGAAGGTCAAAATGTTGGACAGCGTCGTGTCCCACGAGTCCGACATGTCGTACAGACATGATTCGACGAATTCGGCAACCTTTTTGTCTTCGTCGGTCGGATCAGCATCGGGCTCGTGGAAAGCCTCGACGCGCCAGTCGATTTGAATGATGAGGCGCTCGATCGCGTAAAGCATCGCCCCGATGACGGGATCGTTGTCCGCCATCTCTCGATAAACTTTTGCGCCGCGAAGCCCTTGAAGGTCATTTATGAATTCGTCGGTTATAAACCCCGCGGTGCGACGGAGCCCCGATGAGCCGAGTTCTTGGAAGTCGTAGCCGTCGTCTTTAGCCATTGTCGATCACCTCTATCGACTTGATGCACGCGATCGGGATCGCGGAGGCCGAGTTGTATTCGTTCTCGAATTCGTCATCTTTGGAGCGGATGACGTCCATCCCGAGCACGATGAAATCTTCCTTTTGGCAGACAAAATAGCCGAGGCTTTCCACGGTGCATTGGACGTCAAGGGCCTCAATGTAGGCGAGAGTGACCCAACCCTCGAGGAAAAGCATGTGGGCGTCCACCCATCGGATCAGCACCCGATCAAGTTGTTGCAGTTCATCGACTTTCGTTTTGATGGACGCTCGAGTTCCGCCTACCGTTTTTTCTTCACTCACAGGCCGTCCTCTCCATTAAAGTGGCGCACAGTTTGAGGGCTTGATCCTCGGTAAAGCCTGCGTGCCGAAGGGTCGCGAACAGTTCGTGAAGGACGATCGCTGCGGTTTCCATCGGCATTTGGGGCTCTAAAAATTCAGACACCCCGCCAGTCTAGCGTAGGCCGTCATCTGCGCTCAGCGCGAAACGGCGGAGACCACGAAAATTGCGGGCAAGATGTCGGACGGGTTGCGACGGACACCGACCCGTCAGGTTCAAGTGTCACGAGAACATCAACGTTCGCCCCGCCGACGTCGCTGTGATTCACCGTCGCGACCCAACGGCAGAAGCGGTCTTGGTCGGCGAGCACCGTCGTGAAATTGGGCTCCGAGACGTCGTTCATCGTCATGTCGGAACCGCGCCATAAAGCCCTTGCTGGATGAAGCCCTCGGCGAAGGGATTCACCACTATCAACGGGCTCTGCGGGCCACTCAAGCCGTCCATGATCGAGTCTACGAATTCTAAACTCTCGTCGAACGTCATGCCGTCGTTCTTCATCGCGGCCAAAATCATTTTCTCGTAGGAATAGACTGTGACGGTTGATTCCCCGACGCGCTTCGCAAAGCCAAGAAAAGCCTCGGCGAACCCGTCGAGCACGATCGCGCCTTCATCGCGTTCCAACAATGCGTGATGAATTGATTCGGCGGTCGGTGCCTTCTCAGTCGTCGTCATCGGGCGCCTCGCACGCGGGCTTGACGCGGATAAGCCGTCGACATAGACAGAAACGATTTTTCAGCATCTTGGACGCCAGACAAACTTCTTCGGGCTGGTCGGCCAATTATGCTGGCTGGGGCGTGCGCCCAAGACGAAGGTTTCGATTGCCTCGTCCATGCCGCAGTCAGAGCAGACAGAAGTTTTGTCGTCTGTTCGGGACAGCGCGGGATGCGCCGACATGATTCCGTTGCATCGCGGACAAGTCTCAGTTTTCATTGCTGTCGCCTTGCGTGTCGTCGAGACGTTTCTGTTCGATCGTCGTGGCCCATTTGTTGACGTCGAAAACTAGTTCGTGCAGTGGGCGCGCGAAGGGATAGTTTTCTTGTATCAAGTCGTCGTCCAAAATCTTGTTGTGGCACGCGAAGATTAGGATCGAATTCAAGGTTTGAGCGAGACGCTCGACGCGGTCGCTCAAAGATTTTAATTGAAGCGATTTCAGCATCGATGCGTCAACCGCAGTTTTATTTACCATGTCTCCTCCGTTCGGTTTCGTGTCGTTAAACGTAGGCCACTTTGGCCTTCAAATCAAGGTCAGAGAAGGTCTTCTTTGAGGAGGGCGTCGATAGCGTCGTCGGGGGCGAGGGGCGTGACCATCGCGCTCCCTACGGGAAGAAACGGCGTCATGGAATCGATCCATCCCCACGAGGTCGGCGCGTCGCGGAACGGCCCGACGACGGCGAATCCTTCGCGGGTCGGAATGACGACGATGGTCGGGGCGTAGGCGTCGTAGAGCAATTGATTCATCTGGGTTTCGATGTCATCGGGGGGGCGTTTCATATCACCATCTTTAATTGTGGGCGATTTGGCGCACAAATCGGGCGTTTTGGGTACTTGACTTAGGTTTAGTTTGTCTGTACCGTTGTTGCAACTTATTTAGGGAGGGAAAATGGCACCAAAAGTCACGGATCAGCAAGCATGGGAAGCATATCAGGGGGGCGCCACTTGGGTGGAGGTTGCGCGCGTCATGCATTTCGCGAACGGTTCGGTTGCACGCCGAGCCGCGATGCGACACGCGTCGCGCATCGGGGAGAGCCCATCTCGGGGCGACACCGCCACGACGGTCAAAGCCGACGACGAGGCGACGGGCAGGCGGGAGGTTGTCGCACCCCAAGAGCCCCCCGCGACCCTTCCCCCTTCAGGCGTCGACGGCCCGCTGGGGGCGCTGACGACGGGCACGGTCCTTTATCATCGGGAGTTCCCGCGGGCGAAGTTTAAATTCGTCAAGT